CACCAATTGCCGCGCCTGACTCTTTTCGGAGGTTTGCACGAATCCAATTGTCCGCAGCTTGTTTGTATTTCTGTTGCTCTGGACTCATGGCCTTTCGTTGTGTATAGCCGCCAACAAAGGGGATTGCTCCCGCAACCTCGGTTATAACACTAGGTAGACCACCAGCAGGCTCTAGTTGGCTAATGATTGCGTTTGCCGCTTCCATACGAGCCGCAAATCCAGCGGATAGTTTTTGCCCTTCCGTGCCTTCTAACCTTTTAATATCTCGTTCTGCTTGCTGTGCTTCTCGGTTTATTTGGCGGTCAACTTCTGCTCGTTGTTGTGCGGCCAGACGATCTTCACGCGCCTGCTCTCTGGCAAACCTTCTTTCGTCTGCGGCAGTAGCAGCAGCGGATTTCCTATCTGCTGCGGATTCTTGCCTTGCCAACGCAGATTCTTCCATCCTAGCAAGCTCACCAAGACGAGTCGTTGCTGTTTCGTCATTTAGCGCACCGCTGTTGTAAGAAGTCGCGTACTGATCCGCAAGTTTCTTAACTCCAGGAATGTCCGACATTTGATAAGTGGAGAAGGGGTTATCCATCACCTCACCAGGTTGCCGCATCAACCCAGACTGACGCAAAGACTTTTCAGCACTGGCAATCTGTCCAATCTGCTCGTAAGCACCTAACCCGCGCAATGCACCAACTTGCTCTTGCGGAGTGCCGCCCATCATCGCCCGACGGATTTGCTCTTGTCTTTGCAATGCTGCTTCTTCCTGTTGCCGCTTCCGCTGTAACTCCTGCATCTGCTGACCCGCAACGATCTGCTTTAGAGTCTGGTCTATACCGCCCTGATAGGCTTGCATCCCCACAGGCAACGCTTGGCCCAAGACCTGACCAAGATTCGGCCTACGCTGCCCTGGTGCGCCCTGCGAGGCTTGTAAGAGTGCAGAACCTAACCCGAGTAAGCCTTGGGTTGTAGCCTGTTGTTGGGCCATTCTCTGCTGGTCTGGAGTGAGGTAGTCTAATAGTCCGTTCATATTTATCCTAAGAGCGAGAGAACATTAGGTAATAGTGTTGGTTGATATATCTGCCGCAATTGTGCTGGGGCGGTGAGACTAGACACGCCAGGAGTTCTTGCCTGCAATTGTAGTAGGGAAAGCAGTCCAGAATAGTCCACACCCTGAGATGCACCGCCGCCTTGGGGCAACCCTTGTTGTTGCGGGACTAGCGGGTTTTGCCCACCAGCAAGAAGATTTTTTGCTTGGTTTGCAAGCCTAAGAGCATCAGAAGCAGACATCCCAGCCGCAGCACCTGGAGCCGCAAGATAGTCGGTGCTAAATACCGTGTTACCAAGTACATTAGGGTTGTTGATAAACGAACCTGGATCTCCCAATACTGGAGTAGCACCTGTCGGGACAAAACCTAGTTGGGTTACTGTGCCACCAGGAACACCAACCGCAAGACCAGTACCGCCTCCCATAGCAGACAACCCAGGAAGGGTCGGAACTTGCAAACCTTGGCCAGCAATTGCGGTTCCTTGTGGGAGCAGAGCAACTTCGGCAGAGTTTATTGCTGGAACGCTCAAACCTTGGCTTGGGAACGTAACACCTTCCAACAATCCAAACCCACCCGCAGCACCCGCAGCCATAGGAGGAATTGCGGTTATTGTCGGCGCAACTGGAGCAGCCACAGGAAATATGGTTGACACCCCTGGGGTTCCTACAATCCCGCCGGTAGTTCCACCAGCGGCAGCAGCAGGCGCACCAAAAGCACCAGCAAGCCCACCAGTAACAAGAGCAAGCCCAGCAAGTCCTAGAGGATTCTCGTACCACTTTTCCCCAGGCTCATACCATGATTGCCAGATTGCGGTTTTGTTTTCTTCTGGGTTGTAGAAAACATAGGATTGCGCGTTTTCTCGACCAGAAGCACCCGTTACATATACAGGCTGTCCATCCTTACTGCCTATCCCCTGAATCCCAGAAGACGAGACGCCTTCTTCACCTACAAAGCCAATCTTGTAAGTATCTGGGGAGCCAAGCTGCTCGTATAACTGTTTTGGGATTAAGTAGCCTGTCTTGTCCTCATACCCAGACTTCTTATAGTCCTCCGCAAACTGTTTCCCGAGTTCGCTTGTATTCGCAATTGGAGTCTGCTGAATTGCCTGCAACGCACCAGGCTTTAGCACCCCAGGTATGTAAAACTGATACCCGTCTGCTTGAAAACCTTTTTCTATAACAGACTGCGGGATAAAGTAGTGCGGTTGATTGTTGTAGAAAACTCCAAAGCCATAATCTTTTTGGACAATATCTGACTCTGGGTCTTCTCTAAAAGACGCAAATTGATTGTCTAAAGGGTTGTAACGGATAAACCGTTGCGAGGCCCAGGGAAAGTTTTCTTCCATTTACGAGAGCAACCCACCTAAAGCACCAAGACCAGCACCGATAGCGGTAGAACTGTAACCACCCAAGTTCCCGCCAATCATTGACCCAACGCCGCCACCTAACGCAGCCAGTCCGAGCACGTTTGCCGCACGATTGGTTTGCGTTGTCGGTGTCGGAGCGTATTGCGAACCGGCCATCGGAGTCCCATATATGCTGGACAAGAACCCTTGCAATTGTTGTACGGGAGCCTGTTGTGCAAACTGGAACCGCGCCATCTGCTCTTGCAGGGGTTGTGCAGAAATAGCCTCTTGAGCAGCACCGATCTGCGCTAACTGTTGGCTTGGCAAAAACTGTTGCCCGTAAATCTGCGGAGCCATCTGGGAGGCTGCTATCTGCTGTGTAAGTGCCTGCTGTTGCCGCCCACGCTCTGCCTCATATCCAGAGTAAGCGATGTTAGATGCAACATCTCCTATAGCCCGTCCAGCGGCTTCCGAGGCTCGCCCCTGTGCTCTTTCCATAGCACCAGAACCGTACCGACCAGCCGCAGAGAATCCGCTTGCAATGCCTGGAAGTGTCTGTTCTTGGTACTGTTGGAAGATCGGGCGAGTAGCAGCCTCTATCGCTGCCTGCTGAAACGGGTTTCCTGTCAGAAACGCGCCCTGTGCTGTTGCACCCAGTCCACCTAGACCACGCATATAGGATTCTTGCGCGGCTTGTAGGGAGGATGGTGCAGCCCTAGCGATCTGTTCCTGTGCCGCAAAAGCGTCTAGTGTCTGCTGGCTAGGAGATACATAAGTCTGTCCAGGGAAGAACTGCGGTTGTGTCTGCAAGAACTGTTGTTCAGCCGCACGCAAACCAAGTTCTAAGTATGGCCTGAGCGTCGGGTCGATTGCGGACGTACCGCCACCACCAGCAGATCGTAACGCCGGTAGCATTTCTGGATTAAGTGTTGTTGCCATAGGTTGCGCCCCTGTTTGAGCAAGTTGCGTCTGGACGTTCTGAGGTATTCCCTGCGAAAGAAACGTGGACGATGGGATTTGCGATAACTGCTGGACTTGTTGTTGCGTTAGTATGGGCTGTTGCGCCACAGGAGTCGCAACGGGTTGCGTCGGTGTTGTAACCTGTGGCGCTACAGGTGTCGGAGTCACAACCGGCTGAGTTACCTGCGGTTGAGTCGCAACTGGTTGAGTTTGGGCAGGCTGAGTAACTGTCGGTTGGGTTACTGGCTGTGCCGCAAGAGGTGGTTGAACCTGTTGTGTTGGCTCTGCCAGCGGAGGCTGTGCTTGTTGTTGTGCAAGCAAACCCTGTTGCACCGCTTGGATGTTTTGTTGCCGCGTCTGATCGTATAAAACTCTGGACTGCTCGTAAGCCTGTGGCGTAAACCCAAACTGGTTACCAGTAAGGAAGTTCATTTCTTGGTCACGCGCAGCTTTTATCGCCTCACCGAGTTCTGGTGTGTATTCACCTTTGTCTTGGAGAGTTTTGATCTCGGTAGAAAACTCATTGTTGCGCTTCTGCATATAGTCATACAGTTTTTGGCGCTCCCGCAGTTCTGTCTCGTTTCCTGCGGTACTGAGGTTTTGTATCTGCGAGTCAAACTGCTTCGTAAGCTGTTGAACCTGGCTGTTTAGCGGGTCAACGTAGTACGCCTCTGCTTGAGGCAAAGACTGAAGATAAATCTCCTCTTTTAGACGATCCTCAATCTTCTTGAAATCCTCTGGGGCCTCTGGGAAGAAACTGCCCATGCTTATCAGCGAGGTGTACTTGTAGTCACCGCCAAAAGCGTTTTGCGGATCGCTCTCGATGATCCTCTGTACCGCTTGTCTGCGTAAGGTGTCAGGGTTCGTAATGTCTTGCAAGAATTTTTCGTTCCCGCGCAACATATTGTTTAAGTTTTCTGCGTCTAACTCACCAGCACGCCAAAACTCAGAACCAACACCAGGGTAACTCAGAGAAACACTAGGGGCCTTTCCAGCCAACAGGTCTTGTATGCCTCGGATGTTGTTCTGGTAAGCCTGTATTGCGGGACGGTTGATCTGCTCAAGCGACCGAATGTTGTTTGCAATAGTCTGCTCGCCATAAGAACGAGCCTCTTGCTGTGCGCGAAGACGGGACTCCTCGATCTGCTTTTTGATGTCCTCTACTTGCTTGTTGTAATCTGCGCGGACTTTGGTTATCTCTGGCTGCACCAGTTTATCCCAAATGTTTTGTCGTATATCTGCCATTTAGCCCACCAGTATATATGCGTATGTCTTGTTTGCCGTGTCGTTGCTAAAGTGTGAGATCACCGCCTCACCTTTAGACTGAGAAGATACATAAATGTTGCTGTAAGCGTATGGGGCTATGTATTGAACAGTTACAAAGCACGTTGGAGTCTCTGGGATAGCAGGAGTCACACCAGCAGAAGCAGAAACCGCAGCAAAGTGCTCAAACGACACATCTATGTCAGTCGGCCTCCAAGCTAACTGTATGTAGTCATTCGCCGCTAGATCAAAAAATACCATCGTAGCCGCAATCAACTGGGAATCAGCACCAGATGACTTGCGCGGCTTAATGCCAAACTTACTGTTAGATGCCGCGATATTGCTGCCGTTCTTCTTAAACCAAATGTCTACACTTTGAGCGTCGTTCGTACTGTTTACAACCTGTATAGAAAACTGAATCGCATATTTGCCAGCATTGCGAAAGTTAATCCTGTCCCCATTGCTTAAGTAAACATTGTTGCTTAAGTCTGTTGTGTTCAGACCTAGAATGTTTTCTGTACCAATCGTTGTTGCTGCTTGGTCTGTATTATCTGAAAACTGCCCATAAGGGGAAGAATCATCCTCTGCCGCATTTGAGAACGGAATAAGCACAATCTTTGTATCCACAGAGATACGCTCGTCATACAGGGTTGTGGTATCTACATTTCCAGTTGCAAGCGTAATCAAGCCGGTATTGTTGGTCTTTCCATCCAATACCAGGTTGAGAATCTCCGCTACTGCCCGAGGATCGCCACCGAACGGAGGCAGTCTGCGAAACTGCATTACCGCATCCCCGCTGGTTGTATCTCCGCTTCTACCCCAATTGCGGTTGTCCAGTTGTTGCTAGGCTCAACCCTGATCCTGTGATACCGCCCTAAAGACCGAAATCCCGCACGATTCTCCGCGTCTGCTGTTTGTGATGCACCAAACGCTACGGCCTGGGCTAGATTCATACGGGACGCAACTGACATGGTTGCAGAGCCAGCGTCTATGATTGGCTTGACAAGCGTCACCATACTCATATTCTCGCCGCCCTGCACATCTGGCGTGGTAATCCTTGCCTGTTTATTAGCACCCACAAAGTTGATGATCTTTGCGCCACGCACACCCGAGAGAAGCAATTTCCCACCTAGCCATTGCCTTGAGTCAAGACTCGCAGGCAGAGCGTCTATAGAGGTGGAGAAGTTGTCTAGGGCCTCCAAAGTCGTGCCAGGTGTAAACACATCGGATATACGCGCCGCATCTGTCTCTGCATAACTCCAGCGTTTAGTAGGAGTGTGATATATCAGCAACTGATACCCTTCGTCCGTAGGATAACCCCAGATGACAAGGCTTCGGAATGGGTCAACCGCAGTAGACATCTGCGAGATGACTTCTTCCCGTACATTGTCCCAGAAGAATCGGTTTACCTTCTCCGCGCCAATCGCCTCTACATTTTGGCCATCGCAAGAGTAAAAGCCATCGTCTGCTAGGAAATATGTTATTCCCTTCCATTGCGCGACAGAGTTGGACTCGTAGCACCCCAGATTCCTAGAGATGTTGTCAAACTGGAATATGAGAGGAGTCCCAACGTAGGACATCCGCACGATAGAACGCTCAAGCAGGACTAAACCAAACTCACCACCAGTCAGACCGCGCACCTGGCCACCATCAGGCAACCTTTGAAAGTCCGATTGTGTTACCGCGCTAGATGCCCAGGTCGTAGGGTTGTTGATGCCAGACCAGCGAACCTCGTCAGGCGCAGATGTTGTATTTCCTACAACAACAAAGTCCCGCACCACCGTAAGCAACTTTGCGGTAGGAGCACTCGCGTCTAGGTCTTGAAAGTCTCCAGTAGTAGTCAAGTCGTAATACTGGAGTTTGTCTTTGTTGTTGCTGGCGATGAAGTAGTCACCGAACCGCACAAACCTCCAGCGATCTGTGGAAGTGTAAGTCGTTCCAGATACATCGTTTAGATTATTGTTGGCAGAGTTAAACAGCCACAGTTTCGTAGCACTACCCGCAAACAGACGAACCACACCGTTGTTGTCTTTGTCCGCAGAAACGCTGTTTAAGTCCTCTGTGGCCGCATTAGAGTAGTCTTCTTCCTCTGGAAAAGGGCCATACCCGAAAGCCTTGGGAAATACATTTAGGGCGTTTGTCAGCGCACCTACAACCCCAGGCTGGTCAGGTAGCCATTCTGTAAAGTCTATGCGCGTAATTGCCATGTACTAGATTCCGCAGTTCGTTCTGTCCAGGTGTTTGATTCTGGACTCAACTCCGTCCAGGTATTAACGTCATCCGTTACTACCGACCATTCTTCTCCGTACTTGTAAACGCTTGCGCTTATTGTCACCGATCCAGTAATGCTTGCTTTTATTACAGGAATGTTAGTGACCAAAACATACAAGTCACCAGTACCAGCAAAACTTAGCGAGGTGTTAAACGTACCAGTAGAACCAGATTCTAGGGAACCAGTTCCTACAATTTCCGCAATTAGCGTCCTAGTCCTATCTGCACTCGAAACCAGAGAGCCAGACGCGACTATGTTTGCCTCTGCCTCTACAGGGAAGCTCAGTAGCACATACAACTCGCCAGAGCCGCTTATCGCTGCCGCAGCATCCCGTACCCTTACCGCACCCGATACAAGGCTTCCTGTGCCGTTTACGCTGGCAGCAACGTCATAAGTGATGTTCGCGGTGCTAGAGAGCGATCCAACCCCGCTAAACGCGGCAGATTGGTTTCTCTGCCTAATACCACCAGCATCTAGCGATCCAGTCCCAGAGATAGCACCTTGGGCTGTTCTCTGGCGCTCCGCAGATGTTACTAACTGCCCCGTAGCGGTGATAAACCCTTGGCCATCCCTTGTACGGTTTACACCCGCAACAAGAGTTCCAGCCCCAGTTATAAACGCCACCCCGTCTTTAATACGGTTGGCAGAGGATATAAGGGTTCCTACACCGCTGATAGCCCCTCGTGCATCCCTAACCCGCAGCGCACCGACAACAAGACTTCCTGTGCCGGTAATAAACGCTTCACCCTCGTAAGTCTCACCAGTCTGTAGCGTGACTGTGAGGGTTCCAGTACCCGTTATCGAGTCTCTGGTTAGTTTTATACACGCGGTATTCCAAATCTCGGAATCCAGACTGATCTGGATTGCGTCGAGATTGGTGTTGAACTGATCTAACTGTTCAAGCGTAAACGGCCCACAAATGCCCTCATCAGTCCAGTAGTTATCTAGACTAAAAGGGAGAGAGTCTAGTGACCCAAACTGGTCAAGACCCTCCAGGCCGATTGTGTTGGACATTAGTCAAGGCTTGCAGTCAGATTGCCAGTAGAAATCTTCAGAATATCGCCAGACTCAATAAGTCGCGAAGTCGTGAGAGGAGTGTGCATAAGCAGATTGCCAGATGACAACGCATCTAACAGACCAATATGCGACACAGTACCCCACGAACCCGTAGCTTGGGGGAAGGTCACATCCGCAGAAGATGTAACGATGCCACCTGTCGCGGTAGTTACAGAAAGAATCTGACGGGCATAAGAGCCACCAGAAACCTCTGTACCCGTTCCCGCGTCTGTCGGATCAGAAGTAAATAGACCGACATAAACAGTCGTGGGGGAAGTGTAGGAAACATTGCGGAGAACATGGTCAAGCAGTTTATTCTCCAGAAAATTACTAAGTTCGGCCATTTTTTACCTCACCGTTTGGTTACAGACATTGACAAAGGAACCCCCGCATACTCGCTTGAGTTGTCAGACTCAGCCAGGGAAGTAATCGCACTAGAGTAAAGCTGCGTCCAAGTTGCTAACCGCGCATCGTTCATCAGATACGGCTCGGCCTCAAGCAGAGCACCATACAGTAGCGCATCTGGACAATTAGCCATAAACACATTACTCGGATTCGTGTCGCTTAGCGCCGTGGGCTTAGAGTAGTAAAGAAGAACCACGACATACGCCGTGTCAGGCTGCGGGGCTAACTCAAACTCTAAACCGCGCTGCGTATAGAAAATGGGCTTACCAGACTCATGCGGTCTTGCATCTCTGGTAAACGCACTAGGGGAAAGGTACGACAGAGGTTGTCTGGGACTCACATCTACATAAAAGTCCCGCACGCTTAAGAAATCACTAGGTAGACCTACTGTTCCGTCTCCAGCGGTTGTGGTGCTAGAGACTACTTTGAGCATCTGGCGCAGGCGTAACTGCCGCGCAAGACGAATCTCAGCAAGAGATATAAAGGTCGGAATCTGTGCGGTTAGGTCACTTCTTCCGAGGTAGTTTGCGACCGTTGTTTTGAGGTCGCTGTAGTTGCTTAGACTCATCTTTGAAGTCTGCCCATGAATAAGTGTATTGGCCTATATGCCCGATCTCTTGCGACAGAGTGTGATCTACCCAGGTTTCAAAACCAGCGTCATTCGCCGCAACACAGAAGTGAACATCTTCACCCAGAGTCTTGCCTCCAGGTAACTCATAAAAGTAGAACCAAGGCTTCGGAGTCTTCCTATAAACCTCTGCCTTTACCAGCATCACACCGCAACCAATCGCGGTTACACGCTCAATTCCTTGCTTGCCTTTAGAGTTTATGGAGTACCAATGGTTCTCCTTCTTCTCAAAGTCAATCTTCAGATTCTTTGCCGTCGGGCCTACAGGAACCGCCCGAGTCGTAGCATTTACCCCAACAATGTCTTTATCGTGCGCTATTAGTCGCTCTAGGGTGTTTTTAGGGAACCGCATATCTGCGTCTATCCACAGGATATAGTCACACCCACCATCTAAAGCCGCCTGCGCCAGTTTGTTTCTCTGGTCAAAGATCAGGGTTCCAGCAACCGTATAGATCGCTTGGTCGCCCTCTCGAAACCTACTGTCATAACCGCAGAGTGTTGCAAGATCAAACGCCGTACCAATCATCATATCCCCACGGCTGGGGATGCAAATACCTACTCTCATTTAAACTCTCCCAGGTCTGCTGCGAAAATGCCTATTATCTGGATCGTTTAACCATGCTTTAAACTTCTTCTGGTCTACAACAGCGTAGCCGCGCATGATACTTTGCCTGTTCAGTTCTATGATTACTGAGTCAGGTATCCAGCCAATATGCTCTAATTCGCTCCACTTTGCCCGTTCGTCCGTAGCCGCATAACGCGACTTGTTGGACTCAAGCACAGCGGTAATGTCCTGGGTGTTCTCTATGATGACTTGACCGTTGTCGCCCTCGTAAAACGTGGTTTTGACCCCAGCCCAGTTTGTATCTTCGCCGAGTTTCCTCATCGGTATCCTAAAAAAATAGGGGGCAGTTGCCCACCCCCTATTCTACACGCCTAAACTAAACAGTCAACTACAGGCTGAAGTCCAGGTCAAAGATACCGCCGTGAGCAGCCTCGTTACGAACTTCGAGGGTCAACTCAGCGATGATCTGGGTCTTCTCAGCGTCACCAACACGAGCCAGTTCGTTCGTGGTGAACGGACGGAGGAAGGCCATAGCAGCGTACTCAGGATCAAGTACAAGCGCATCACGAGTCCGCATAAAGCGGTCAGGAACAACCTGGAGAACGCCGAAGTCACTCTGGTAGAGGTCAGCACCAGCGAGGATTGTGACCTTGCCGGTTCCCTGGGTGTTGATGCGATGCTGGGCAATACCCGTGAACTCCGAAACTTTCTGCTTACCAGCGGGAGGAACGACCAACAGGGTGGGCGTGCCGCCAGAGGTAAATACCTTCTGAACAACGTCTTTCAGGAGGGTTTCGGTAAAGGTGCGAGTCGTACCATCGCCGCGAGTGGATTCGCCAATCGTCGTGGGATCAGTACCAGTCGTGGTCGAATCACGCTTGTTGGTGTTGGTCTTGATCCAGGACAGCAGAGAAGCCATCTTGCGAGCAGCGGAACCCGTACCAGCGTCACGGCCTTGGTTGGCAGTAATAGTGGCCTCGATGTCGCGCTTGATCTCGGCAGAAGCCTTGGCAAGCTGATAAGCCTTCTCAGACTTGCGGCCAGCCTTGTCTACAGCCTCAAGCGTGCCAGAGATCATAACGGTCTTCTGGACGATCTGGGTGTAGTTACCAAGACGGGTCGTGGGCGAAAGATCAGCTTCCGTAGCGGTTGCACCTTCAACCGCAGCGTTGCCAGTCGTAGCAGCAGCTAGGGAGTCCGTCTGCCACTCGTGATAAACGGCAGTAGCTTTGCCTTTACCAATCGAGGACATGATCGGGGTATCGGTGGGGGAAATGTCATAGATGACATCGGTAAGGTCTTCACGCAGTCCACGTGCGTCATATGTTTTGTACTGAGCCATGATTTAGTTCCTTTATAACAATCGTTCGAATATACGAGCCGCGTCGTTCTTGTTTCCAGAGCGACGCAATTGCTCACGGAGTTTCTTGCCTTCCTGAGTCTCCCGCGCCTCTGGCGTAGAAGTCCCTGGGCGCATCATGCGAGGGGCTTGAGCGACTTTCTTTACCGCATCTTGCTTACCCGCAGTCAGCTTGTCGTATTGCATGGCTTTGTAAAGGGCAGTCACCGCACGTGAGTCATAGACCTGGGATAACTCTTGATCTGAGAACCCGATCTTCTTGGCATAGTTCCGAATGTCAGTCCTGATTGCCTGACCCTTTGCAGGATCGGCCATCTCGGGAATCGCCTCTTGCAACTTTAGGCCTTCTGCTTGGAGGTGGGCGTTTAGCCTCTCCTGTTGCTCTGCCTGCTGTTGTTGGGCTATCCGTGACTGCTCCGTACGAACCGCTGCCAGTTGCTTCTCACGCTCGGTCTGTTCAGCAACCCTGACCGCATAACCAATCGGATCGCTTTCCTTTAGAGCCGTTAAATCCTCTGCCTTTTCGCCCTGCGAGAGCATCTGCTCAATCACACCTAGGCGTTGGGCATAGGTATCTCGGAGTCTCGCTGCTTCCTCAATCTTTTGGCGATCGGCTTCTACTGCCTTCCGAGTCTCCGCAATCTCTTGGGTCTTGCGAGTGTAATCAGCCGTCCTTGAGTAACCTTTTAGCAACTCATCCAGCGGTACGTCCAGCTCCTCCTTGCCTACTTTAACCTTGTAGGTGGGGGCTGGTTCGCTGTCTTCCTCGCCATCCTCGTACTCTTGCGAGTCTTCAGATTCGTACTCTTGTTCAACCGCTTGCGCTTCCTGCTCCTCTGGGGCTTCGGGTTGGGCTTGCGCCTCCTGCGGCTCCATCAGTCCTAGAAACGATTCTGCGGCTTGGCTAACTGTCTTTGCACTCCCTTGCGGGTTGGTGTCTTCCATCGACTACTCCTGTTGTTAGAAAATCTTCCAGCGCTTCTTGTCTATCTCGGTTTGCGCCGCAATAGACTCGAGTGACGCTACTAATTCTGCTATCGCTCGGTGCTTGATAAGACTCCTCTCACGAAGGTCTACATCCGTCTCCGAACTGTTTAGAATGTTGCCAATATACAACTCTTGTTGTGTTTTCACAACATCTAGGAAAAACTCGTCTTTCAGTAAAGCCCTGGCTCTCTCGGCATAGTTCAAATGCGCTGCTCCCCAGGAATCTCTACATTGCTTGTGATCTCAGCACCGACCTTTGCCGCCTTCATCTGGGCTTCGGCCTGGAACTCCGCAATCTTAAGTTGCAGACTTGCCTCTGCCTTCTCTCGGGCTAACTGAATCTCTGCCGCAGCCTTCTCCCTAGCCAACTGTATTTCTGCCTGGGCTTTCATCTGCTGGACTTGAATATCGGCTTGAGCCTTTGCCTGGGACGCTTGGACTTGTGCCTGCGTCTGAGCCATCAGGGCTTGGGTGGCAGGGTCTGGCTGCTGCTGCTGTCCCGCCTGCGCTGCCATCGCCTGTTCAGCCTCGGGCGGTAACTCTCGGAAAAATTCAGCGGAATCGACAAAACCAGCCGCTTCGACAAATCTGCCCAACGCGGATCGATATTGTGCGACGCCAACCAGAGCTTGACCAAGTGCGCCCGATCCAAGTAATTGCTCCTGTTTCTGTAGAACCATCGCAAGCATAGCCAATTGCTGCTCTCTTGTGCCAGTTCCTAACCCGACGTTTATCCGCACATCGTACTGGGTCTTCCATTGCCTCGGGTCGATCTCTACATACTTACCCGAGAGACGAACGATACGGGGTTTGTTCTGGTACTTGGTGGTGAGGTGGAGAATGTTTAGGAACAGGTCTCTAACGCCCGTCTCAGCGAATGTCCTAGCAATCAGTTCTATCCTGCCAGCCGCAGCGTTTTGCATTGCCGCAATAGCCGCAGCCGTAGTGTTTTGCAGGATGTTTGCATCTAGCCCCTGACTGTTTTGGTTGATACCTGTGCGCTTCTGCTGGACTTGATCCAGATACTCGAGCATCGGGAAAGATTGGCCGGCAACGGGAGCCACGGCCAACTGTGTGACTGCTTGGGGATTCTTCACCCGCACTATGCCACCAGGTGTAACTGTTAGCAGATCGTCTAGGTTTACTTGGCCATCTACCGCCATGACCCGAGCATTGTTCGTGAGATACAGGTTATCCAGTATCTGACGGGTAATCGTTGACTTGATAAGCTGTATGTCTACAACCCTGTCCGCAAGACTGTGGCCGAAATACTTGTGCGGCATCGGGATCGGGCAGATAGAGCAGAACGGGTTGTAATCTATCTCCTCGTTCTCGAGCACCTCATGGCCAGCGTAGAAAATCCTGCGAAGTTCCGCAATCCCATCGCCATCAAAGTCCGTCCGAATGTAGCACTCAAACGTCTCGATCTCCTGCATAGACTTATCCACAGTCTCACGGTCTAGCGGTTGTTCGCCTTGTGAGTACCGCGCCACACGTTCAGGAGTAAATGTTAAGTCCGAGTACGTTGGGAGATCATCCACAATGTCCGCAGCAAACCCCATCGCCACCAGTTCTGACCTAGTTGTGAGTTTCCTGTGGGCAGAGAAGGGCGAGTCCGCAATCGTCCGCGCCTTCTTGGAAATGATGAACTCCTCGGGAGGTACGTTCTCAACCCGCACCTGACCGAAACTCTTAACCTTCTTGATCTTTACATCGTAGGCAAACAGAGGGACAACGGTCTGGATAGGCTGGCCAGTAATCGGGTCTTGCGTGACCTGGGGGACTTCTCCTACCTGTTTCTCCTCCTGCTCGACGATCTCTACAGTCTCGTCCGCAAGCATCATCGCCACTTCCTGCTCGGTCAGGTCTTGGTATTCCTCGGTCTGGATGTCTTTATTGTCATCCCACCATACCTTGACCACACCGTTCTTCTGTAAGAGGGCATCCTTAAACCAGATGTTTAGAACAGAGAAACCAGGGTTATCGCGGTAGAACACATAGTTCAGATACTCGGTGATCTGCTTGGCTAACTGCTCGTCTCCTGGCCCAGAGGGTTCCGCACGCACGATGTCATCACCCTGCGTAAATACGCGAAGGAGTGCAGGCAAAGCCGCATCTATACTCTCAGCCACCTCGCCTGTGACGATCTGAGACCGCCCCTCTACCTCGTTGCCATACGGTTCACGGTTGTAGAACTGTAGAGCACGCCGACGCTGCTCGGTTGTCTCTGTCTCTATGTATCCCAGAGCGTTGTCGATCTCTGCCTCGAGGATAGTCTTGAGTTGGGTTTCGTCCATCTTAGCCATTTACACAATCCATTTCGTAGTGACTGTTAAGGGTTTGCCCCAAGTGGTATTTGTATCCATGCCGCAGCATAAATAGCGAAAGCTGTCGCTGCCGTGAGAACTCCAATCGTGCAAAGGCTTGTCATAAAAAACAGCTCGCTTCTCGTCATATTCCCGCCTGTAGTTTCTTAGACAGTCCAAACCCTGTTTTACCTGGGGCATATTAAACCAGCACCTTGGGAGCATCCTTCTGACCATCTGTATGCCATCGTCCACCCCAAGACGAGGTACTACTGTGCAATCTAAGCCAGCGTCTCTAAGAACCTCTAAGCGGCTTTTACCTGTACCTAATTCTCTTACCTGTACGTCGTGAGGTAGAAGCTGGTGGGCTTTATGCCAGTTTCTGTTTGTGAGTTCCCGCACATACCAATCTAGTCCGACTCCGTGGTTCTCTATGTAGTCCAGAAGTCTTACTTCCTGCCCCGCAAGTTGAGCAACCCATATTGCCGTAGAGTCGCCCATCCCCAGATCCCACGCCGCATAGGTCTTGCAGAGGTCATCCCTGACGATTTCCCTGAACCTCTCTGGGGCCAAGTCGTTAAGGATAGCCCCGTAGTAAGAACCCTCAACCGCAGCATGGAACGAACACTCGAACTCTTGGTTGTACTTGTCATCGCCCATTTCTTTACGAGCGGCCTCAAGCTCCTCGGGCGGTACGATCTGAGTCTCAGAAGCCCTAAATTCCAGTAAAGCCCAACCAGGCTCGGTTTCAGCACGATCTCGTAGGTCTTTAAAATGGTTCGCTCCCTTTGGAGTACCGATAAACATTGCCCAGCCCTGCCTATCCGCAAGGGCCGGCCTAATGATCTCGTTCCAGACCTTCGGGTTCATATCCCCGACTTCGTCCAGCACTACCCCGTCTAGGTAGATACCTCGCAAGGAGTCTGGATTGTCCGCACCGTAGAGAGAAATGCGCCTATCCCAGAAGTCTACCCGCAACTCTGAGATGTTTGCCTTATGTTCTAACGGCTCTGTGTACTTGAGAAGGTAGTCCCATGCGACTCGCTTAGCTTGGGTGTAGGTTGGTGCGATGTAGGCATAACGAGGAGACTCCCGTTCGCATTGCAACGCAGCTTTAACAAGGTGGTTGATTGCCGCAACAGTCTTCCCAAACCTTCGGTGGCAGACTGCAACGCTAAATCTGTGAGTATCAACTGCCTCATGGATTGCAAGCTGATGCTCCCTTGGTTGGTAAGGAATCGTTATTACTTTATCCACGAAAACCCAATGTTGATCGGGCCATCGTCCTTGCCCGTCACTTCTGTCCGCGCAAGTTTAGGTATGTGGTACTCGATTGCCTTTAGGTAAATATCGCAAGCCTTCTCAGGATTGGTCGCCGCAACCTGATTTATCCATTGCAGGAAGTTCTCAGCGTTCTCCTCTGCCATCCGCGCAATCGCCTCACGCACCGCAGAAGTGGACTTGTTAGGCAATCCCTTGGGTCTACCTGGCCCTGGGAGTCCTTCTCCGATTTTTGGTGTTTCTTTAACGGTTTCCATTTATCCGAATCCTTTACGGGTGTTCGTGGTGTTTCTATTTTACAACAGTTTATTTTATCGCCTTGAGGATGAATAGCCCATCTCGCCATTTGTTTAGCAAGGTGGGTGTTCTCTGTTTACCAGTCATGTCCGCAATCTCTACTTTTGCGTAGTGCTTCTCTGCAAGTTCTTTTAGCGGTTCAACCCAGTCCCGCACTATTATATCTTCGACTATGAGCCTGCCGCCTGTCTTTAATTTCCTGTGGTAGTTCTGTATGACCGCAACGAATGACTCATAAGTGTGTGGGCCATCGTCTATCACTATGTCGAAATAGTTATCAGATATAAAACTGTTATCCCCATATGCGTCCGCAATGATCTTGTGCGCTCCGTGATCTGGGAAGTCGTTCACATCTACCGCAAATATCTTAGATTCTGGGAAGTAATCTCGCCACAAAGCAATGCTTCCACCACGATCCGCACCGATCTCTAACAGTTTTACAGACTCCTGACTGAACTCTTGGTCGTAGAAGTTCTCTAGGTAGCCAAGATCGTATTTGTCTGTGAGGTAGGTTCCCCGCAAGAACTGTTCAGATGTCTTTAATGCCATAGAAGCGTAGGTCTGTGTTTAGCGTAGAAAACTCGCCAGTTACTCCTGTTGTGTCCAAGTCTGCCGCAACTAGGTTCCTGTAATAGTCCCCGCAGAACGGCGCATCTTTCGGTGTTGTCCGTCTCGTACCGTGTTCTTGTCTTCCTGTGGTCGCACAAGTAAAGAACAGTAGACCGCCAGGCTTGAGCATCCGCACCATGTTTCTGAGAGTCTCCTGATACGCAGGGTTGTGCTCGAAACACTCGCAACTACAAACAACATCGAAACTGTTATCAGGGAAGTCTAGGTCTTGCCCCGCGCAAACTATGTCCACGCCTGAGCCTTCTCCGAGATCGCAACCTACATACTCACAGTCTGTGAAAAAGTCTCTAACAGTCCCGTTTATGTTTAGACTGCCCACCTCCAGCACCCTTTTGTTTCGGAAGAACTCTGGGTACTTGTCTTTTACTGCCGCAACGAAATCTGTTTGTTCTTGATGACTCATCTACCACTTAACTTTGTCAGCCCAGTAAGCCGCGCTCATCTTGCCTTTGGCAATGTTAGCCGCGTGCCTAGCCTTAAATGACTTCCTACGGGCCTGATCTGCGTCCGACTCATCCTTCTTAGCCGGTGAGCCAGAAACGCCCTGCTGCCCGAATCTGATGGTCTTTACCTTATCGCCTTCTTTTGCGACTACTACATGGCTTTTAGTGGGGTGGTTTGGTGTGCGCTTGGGTTTGTTATATCCCGCAACGCCTATGCGCTCGAGCACCTTTGCGGCTTCCCTAACCTTCATTTCTTTGCCCTGGCTCCAGCCATGTTCGCAACGAGTGAGGGGTAAGCAGTACCAGTTTTCTTCGCAAACGCCTTAGCCGCACGCTTCTGGTTCGGACTTAGGTCTTTAGGCTTACCCAGTCCCTTGGGTCTTGGCTTTTCGTAGACTTCTTTTTTCATTTGTACACACTCGCTGCTAGGTTGTTGTCTGCGCGTTTCCGTATCAGTTCCGCAATCTCAGGACTGTCCTTCTGCTCCTGAGTCGGGAGGAATAACGCTCTCTTTCTGTCTAGGCTCCCGTCTGGTTCTACGAGATAGTAGACCGCGATACTGTTTCTTGTGGTTCCTTCTGGACAGCGTATAGGGTTTGGTAGCCCGTGCCATTGGCCTTTAGTCTCGAATATCACCGCACGATTGAACTTGCACCACACCGACTCTGTAAATGTTTCTGGGTCTGACCAGAAACCTAACTCACCGCCCCATTCTGGTTGCCAGCCTGGAGTCAGGTAGACGATAAGGTTTAAGTATCTCTGGAGTTCTAACTTCGGGTGGATGTCGTAGTCCAGATGGACGTTTAACTTTCCTCCCCGCGCATGACTGTGTAGACCGCCGCCGTGGAGACCGTAGTCGGGGTATACATCTCCGAACTGCTTGCAGAACTCAGGAGATAACAGAGCCGATATTGCCCTGTAGGTTGCTGGGCCAAAGTGGTTCCAGTTATTACAGGTCTTTTTGATCTCGATGGGGTTGTTGTATTCGTGCCAGACATCAGAGTTGAAATCTGGGAACTCCGCAGCGATCTCATCTGCGTTAGGCAGGAAATCGTCTACTACGATCACTTCTTGGCTTTGACCTTCTCAGG